CGAAAACCCGCCGCCGTCGTCGTTTGGGAGAACGTCAAAGGCGTCCTATCCACCAAGGACAACGCCTTCGGGGCTTTCCTGGGCGCGCTTGCCGGCGAAGATTGCCCACTCGAGCCACCAGGGACCGGGTGGCCGAACGCTGGTTGTGTGTTTGGACCCAAGCGCACAATTGCGTGGCGGGTTTTTGATGCCCAATATTTCAATGTGGCCCAACGACGCGAGCGTGTGTTCGTTGTCGCAAGTGCTCGAGAAGACGTGGATCCATCCCAAATACTTCTTGAGTTCGACGGCGTGCGCCGGGATTCTCCGCCGAGCCGAGGCGCGCCGGAAGGTGCTGCCCGAGGCTTTGAGATCAGCCCTTCAAGCGGTCGCTTTACCGACGTAGCGCCGACCCTGGACTGCCGCGCGAAAAATGGGCCTGTGCAGAACCAGATAGGGGCGGGCGTGCTGCAGTCGATCGTGAGCACTCTGGACGCCAGCTATGGGCGCCTGCAGGGCTGCAGCGGCCAGGATGCAAACCATGGCCATAGCCACCTGGTTGTTGCCTACGGAGGCAACAACCAGGCAGGCCCGATTGAAGTGGCGACGGCGTGCCGCGCCCATGGCAGTCCGCACCTGGACTTCGAAAGCGAAACCTTTCTGGTGCAGCCGCTGCCGATCGCGTTCGATAGTCGGCAGGAATGCGTGAGCAGCACCGAAGTGTTCGGCGCGCTGGGCTCAAGCAGCCCGCAGGCGCAGGCAGTCAGCTACGCCATTCAGGCGGGCGCGCTGCGCACCAACCCGAACAGCGGGCCCGATGGCGTAGGCGTCCAGGCCGACATTGCGTACACGATCGAGGCGCGGGCCGAGGTGCAGGCCGTATGCCTGCCGTTCGACACCACGCAGATCACCAGCCCAGCGAACAGGAGCAACCCGCATGATGGCGATCCATGCCATCCGCTTGCAGCTGGTGCGCATCCGCCTGCCATTGTTGCGGCAACCCTGGATGCAGCCGCTGGGCGAAGCCGTGGCGCTGGCACGCCGATCGGCATGCTGACCAACACGACGATGGCTGTGCGACGCCTGACCCCGCGCGAGTGCGAACGCCTGCAGGGATTCCCCGACGACTACACCCTAGTCCCGATTCGCCAGATCAGCGCCAAGCGCGCTGCCAAGCTGCGCGCCGACGGCGACCCGGTGCTGCAGGTAGGTGATGAATATTGGGAGCTGACCGCCGACGGCCCACGCTACAAGGCGCTGGGCAACAGCTGGGCCGTGCCGAATGTGGTCTGGATCGGCAACCGGATCAACCAGGTGCTGCGCGCCCAGATGCTGGAGAACGCAGCATGAAGCGCGGCGGCCCACTCAAGCGCACCGCATTCAAGCGGAAGAAACCGGAAACCCTGGCGCCGTCGCCCGAGCCGGAAGAGCACCAGGCGAAGCCGGAACTGCGGCCGCGCAAGGGCCTGCGCAGCCGCGGCCCGCGCATGACACCGATCCGCCGATCGGCCAAGGATGAAGACTGCACCATTCTGATCCCCGGCATCTGCAACGGCGACACCAGCACGACGGTACTGTGCCATTCGAACCTGCTGGCCGATGGGAAGGGAATGGGCCTGAAGGCGCCCGACACCGAGGCCTGCTACGGCTGCAGCGCCTGCCACGACGTTCTGGACGGTCGCCGTCCGCTGCCCAGCTGGCTGACCCGCGCCCAGCTCGAGCAGGCATTCAACCGCGCGCGGTCGACCACACAAAAAAAACTGAAAGAGAAGGGATTGATGCCATGAACAAGAATGTGATCCTGGTGCTGGACTATCCGGTGTCGGCTAACGTGTACTGGCGCACGCGCGTGATTCCGGCGGCGCCGGGCCGCCCCGCCATGGCGATGACCTACGTTTCGCCAGAGGCCAAGCAATACCAGAAGAAGGTGCTGGCCGCCGCGCGCGCTGCCGGCGTGGCCGCGCCGATGGAAGGGCGGATCCAGATCGACGTGCGCCTGTACCCGAACCGGCCGCAGGACTGGCAGACCCGCCAGCGCAAGCTGGGCGCGACCTGGGACGACGGCGTGCGCTGCATCGACCTGGACAACGCGAACAAGGTGCTGCTGGATTCGCTGAAGGGCGTGGTCTTCGTAGATGACAGCTGGCAGGTGCGCCGCATGATCGCCGAACGCATGGAGCCCGACGAACACGGCGCCCGGGTGGTGGTGCGCGTGCTGGCGCTGGAAGTCGAACAGCCGCAGCTCGAGCTGGTGCCGGCATGAAGACCTTCCCCATCTACCCGGCCAGCTTCGCCGCCATGCTGGTCGACCGTGCTGGCCAGAAGTACCAGCCCAGCAACGGCACCGAAGGCGAGTGCTTCCATTCCGCCTGGTGCTGCGAGTGCGCGCGCGACCTGGCCATGAGCGAGGGCATGCCGATCGAGGAATGCGACGATAACCAGAAGTGCGACATTCTGGGCCGGTCCTTCCTGGGCATCGACCACCCGCAATTCCCGACCGAATGGCAGTACGGGAAGGACGGACAGCCCTGCTGCACCGCCTTCGTGCCGGCTGGCCAGCCGATCCCGGTGCCAGACCTGCACACCCGCGACCTGTTCGAAGGTGGCCAGGCATGAGCATCCGCACCGTTACGATCGGGCCCGCCACCCTGTACTGCGGCGACGCCCTGGAAATCATCCCGACCCTGCCGAAGGTCGACGCCGTCATCACCGACCCGCCCTACGGCGTGCTGGATGAAGAATGGGATTCCATGACCTTCCGCGAGCTGGCGCGCTTCACCATGGGCTGGGTCTCGCAGGTGCGCGCGAAGTCGGACGTGCTGGTGTCGTTCTTCGCCGTCGACACCCGGGCCGCCCTGGACCCGCTGCTGCAGATGGTCTATGAGGACGTGCGCCAGCTGGTCTGGAACAAGGGCGGCGGCCGCGTCGCCGATGGCGGCCTGTTCTACTCGTTCGAACCGATCTACCTGTGCCAGCCGCCGACGAAGTGGGAAGTGGTCGAGCCGAAGACGCTGGCAGTCGCCCAGCTGATCGCCAGCGCCCGCGAGCGCGCCGGGCTGTCGCGTGGCGCCGTCGACATGCAGGTGCGCGGGAAGAAAACCGGCCTGTGTTACCGCTGGGAAGAGGCGGCATGCCTGCCCACGCTCGAGCAGGCGCACAAGCTGCGCCAGATCCTACCGCTGGGCGTCGACTTCGACCAGACCTACACCGCGGCGCTGCTGGCACGCGACCAGGTGATGGCCAGCGCCCGCGCCAAGACGTCGGAGAACGCTGCGCGCGGCCTGGACGTGTTCACCTACCCGCCAACGCAGGGCGGACCTGACCGGCACCCCACCGAGAAGCCGCTGGCGCTGATGGGCGACCTGGTGCAGGTGGTCACCGACCCGGGCCAGGTGGTTCTGGATCCGTTCATGGGCCGCGGCACCACCGGCGTCGCATGCGTGCAGCTGGGCCGCCCGTTCATCGGCATTGAGCGCGACCCGGGCCACTTCGATAACGCCTGCAGGCGCATCGAACAGGCGGTGGCGCAGGGCCAGCTGTTCACGCCCGAGCAATCGAAACAAGTACAGGAATCGCTGTTATGAGCAAGCAGAAGAAAAAACGAGACAAGCCTTTCCGCCAGAAGCTGGTGGTGACGCCGCTGGGCCTGCACAACCGCCAGAAGATGGAATTCCCGGGCTATTCCGCATCGCTGGCGCTGGGCCAGTCGCACCTGGAAGCGCAGCACATTTATGACCTGCTGAGCAATGCCGACATGACGCGCCGGCTGGCGCCAGATGGCCACCCGGTCCTGCCGATCGCGCAGGCCATGGTGGAAGCGGTGCGCGACATTCAGGTGCGATCGCAGGAGATCGGCAAGCACGTCGTAAAGGGTGACGAACTGCGGATCCTGCGCGAGGGCGTAGGCCGCACGATGGACTTCCTGCGCACGGTGCCGGCCGTGAAGATCGCCAGGGCGGCGCAGCAGGCGGTGGACGAGTTCAACCGCACCGGCGCGCTGCGGGTATAAGAAACAGGGGACTGAAGATGAGCATTACTTTGATGACACTGGCATGGAAGTCTGATTTTCAATCGGGCCGGAAGATGGTGCTGCTGGCGCTGTGCGACAACGCGAGCGACGAAGGCGTGTGCTACCCGGGCATCCCGACGCTGGCCAGGAAATGCAGCATGGGCGAGCGCACCATTCAGGGCCACATCGCCGACCTTGAAAAGCTGGGCATTGTGCGCCGTGAATTCCGGACTGGCCGCAGCACGCTGTACCAGATCGACGGCAGCAAAATCTGCCCCCCGCAGATTCTGCACCACCCCCCCGCAGAATTCGCACCACCCCCCCCGCAGGATCTGCACCACCCCCCCGCAGATCTCGCACCCATAACCATCACTGAATCATCAGATGAACCACCAGATAACCCAACCCCTGGGAAAACGGCGAAAAAGCATCATGGAACTGATGACGACTTCAAGGCTGCCCGCTGGATGTTCGACCTGGTGCGCAAGGTGAACCCGACGGCCCGGGCTGCGAACTTCGACGTGTGGGCAAACGAAATCCGCTTGATGCGCGAGATCGACGGCCGCACGCATGCCGAAGTGTGCGAGCTGTTCCTGTGGGCTAAAAAGGATTCGTTCTGGTGCGCGAATATCCAGTCGCCGGCCAAGCTGCGCGAGAAGTGGAACACGCTGGCCGAGCGCATGCAGCGCAGCCAGCCGGCACCGCGGCCTGGTGCTGGCCAGCCTTCCGCCGCCGGCAAGTCGGTCGCCGAACAGAACGCGGCCAACAGCGCCGAGGCGAAGCGCCTGCTGTTCGGCACCCCGGCCCCAGCCGATGAAGTCGATGATGGAGTACTTGAAAATGCGTGAGAACGACTTTGACGAATTTTCCCAGCTGCTGGACGCCGCCTTCGACATTCTCGGCAAGACGCCCGCGGCCAAGGTGGTCAGCTCGACCGCCAAGGCGCTGTTCTTCCAGGCGCTGGCCGAGTATCCCCTGCCGCTGGTGCGCGCGGCGATAGGTGCGCACGTCAAGCGCGGCAAGTTCACGCCCACGCCCGGCGATATCGTGGATCACATCGAGGCCAGCACCAACGGCGACGGCCGCCCCGGGCCGGAAGAGGCCTGGGCGATCGCACTGGCCAGCCAGGACGAGCGCGACACGGTGGTATGGACGTCGGAGACCGCGCAGGCCTGGACGGTGGCGCGCCCGGTGATGGAGACCAGTGGCCCGATCAGCGCCCGCAAGACCTTCACCGAGACTTACACGCGCCTGATCGCCGCTTCGCGTGCCCAGCGCCGCCCGGTGGTCTGGTCGGCCCACCTGGGCTGGGACAAGGCGATGCAGGCGCAGGTGCTGCTGCGCGCCACCGAGCAGGGCCTGCTGCCGGCGCCCAGCGTGGCCGGCCTGCTGCCACCGCCAGAAGTGCCAGAACTGGCACTTTCCCCCGATGCGCGCGCCCAGCTGGCCAAGGTGAAGCAGATGCTGGCCGACAGCGCCGCCGAACGGGAAAGCCGGCTGCAGGCCAAGGTGGACGCCCGCAACGAGACCGAGGCCGAGTTCAAGCGCAACCTGAACCAGCGTGTGGTCGAGTACCAGCGGTTCGCCAAGCTGGCCGACCAGGTGCAGGTGACCCGGGCCGAGGGCGAACGCGCCGAGAAGGCGGGCCAGCCATGACGCAGAAGCAGCACCACCGCGCCGTCCTGACCGCCGACCAGGTGCGCCAGATGCGCGCCGCGCACGTCCCCGGCAAGGTCGGATATGAAACCCTGGCCGCCCGGTTCGGCTGTGGCGTGTCGACCGCCCGCGATATCTGCACCTACCGGACCCGCCGCGACGTCCTGGCCGACATGCCGGAATGTGTTGACAAGAGGGAATAGTCCGCCGTACATTGGACACGTCGCCGGTCCCCAGCGCTGCCGACTGTCTCCAATCCCCACCCTTCGGGCCGCCCTTGCGAAAGCATCGGCGGCCCTTCTTCTTTCGGCGCAGCCGATCGCCGCATCTGCATAAATTCGCCCGATTCCGCATAAAAACCGCATTGCCATGACATTCCGCACCTGTTTTTGAACTAAATACGCTCATCCGTTGACTTTTATTCCGCGCAGAAATACATTCCACCGGGAATCAAGAACAGGGGAGTGGCATGGGACGCAAGACGACATACACGGAAAAGGCCGCGGCCGAGATCTGCCGCCGCATTGCTGAAGGTCAGCCACTGCGCCAGATCTGCCGTGATGACCACATGCCCGCATGGCAAACCGTTTATGGATGGATCGAGGCCCAGCCGACGTTTGCCGAACGCATCGCGCGTGCGCGCGAGCTGGGATTCGACGCCATTGCCGAAGAGGCGCTCGAGATCGCCGACACGCCGGTGATCGGCGAGACCGAGGAAACCAGCGCGGACGGCAAAAAGGTCAAGCGCGAGGACATGCTGGGCCACCGGAAGCTGCAGGTAGAGACCCGGCTAAAACTGCTGTCCAAGTGGGCGCCGAAGAAGTACGGCGAGTCGATCCGCCAGGAGCTGACCGGCGCGAACGGCGGCCCGATCCAGATGCAATTCAGCGCGACGGACGCCGACCTGTGACCACGACCGGCTTCAAGCCGACCCCGCGGCAGCTGCTGGCGCAGCAGGTGCTGGCCAGCGCCTGCACCTGGATCATGCTGTTCGGCGGCGGCCGGTCCGGTAAAACCTTCCTGGTGGTCCGGAACATCATCCTGCGCGCGCTGAAGGCGCCCGGGTCGCGCCACCTGATCGTGCGGTGGCGCTTCAACCACCTGAAGGCGTCGATCATGCGCGACACCTTCCCGAAGGTGATGCGGGTTTGCTATCCCGACCTGGTGAAGGGCGACGGCTGGGACATCAATATGTCCGAGGGCTTCGCCAAGATCCGCACCGGCGTCGATGACAAGGGCCAGCCGATCTTCAGCGAGATCTGGTTCCTGGGCCTGGACGATAAGGACCGCATGGAAAAGGTGCTGGGCATGGAGTTCGCGACCATCTACGTGAACGAGGCCAGCCAGATCCAGTGGGAAGGCGTGCAGCTGCTGCTGACCCGCCTGGCCCAGCGCTGCATGCAGGTGATCAACGGCGTGGCCCAGCCCCTGAAGCTGCGGTACCTGTTCGACTGCAACCCGCCATCGAAGATGCACTGGACCTTCAAGGTCTTCAAGCAAAAGCTGGACCCCGAAACGAAGAAGCCGCTGGCCAATCCGGAGAACTACGACAGCTTCCAGATGAACCCGCGCGACAACGAGGCCAATCTGTCGCCGGAATACCTGGCCACCCTGTCGGGCCTGTCCGAGCGCATGCGGCGCCGCTTCGAACGCGGCGAGTTCGCCGAGGCCACCCCGAACGCCCTGTTCGATGAAGCGACGGTCGACCGCTGGCGCGCTGACCCCGAGGACGTGCCGGCGCTGGTGCGCGTGGTGGTCTCCGTCGACCCGAGTGGCGCCAGCGATGACGCCCAGAACGCGGATAACGACGAAGTGGGCATCACCGTCGAAGGCCTGGGCGTCGATGGCAATGCGTACCTGCTGGAAGACCTGACCGTGAAGGCCGGCCCGACCACCTGGGGCGCCGTCGCCGTCCAGGCATACCAGCGGCACAGCGCCGACGCGATCGTAGGCGAGACCAACTTCGGCGGCGGCATGGTCAAGTTCGTTGTGCAGGCGGCCGCCGCGAAGCTGGGCATGCGCGTGAACTTCAAGATGGTCACCGCCAGCCGCGGCAAGGCCCAGCGCGCCGAGCCCTTCAGCGTCCTATACGACCAGGGCAAGGTGCGCCACGTCGGCCTGTTCCCGAAGCTGGAAGACGAATTGTGTGCATTTTCCACATCGGGCTACACCGGCCCGAAGTCACCGAACCGCGCCGACGCCCATGTGTGGGCCCTGGCCGAACTGTTCCCGGCCCTGGTCAAGGCGCCGAAAAAAGAGGCGCAAGCCGACACCGAAGACGACTACATAGGAGAAGGCGCATGGATGGGATGACCCTGAAACCGACCGCACTGGCCGCCGCTGCGCTGGCCAGCATTACCACCGACACCCGGGCCCTGAAGCCTGGCCGGATCACTCTGGGCGCCGCCAGCCTGGACTTGAGCTACAGCGGCATTGTCCCGATCGCCGACCGCGACCGGGTGCTCGAGTTATCAAACTTGTTTACTTTACGCACGGAAAGAGGCAATAATCACGCCCATTCCTTGATGCAAGATGTTTGCGAGCAAGCCGACCAGGCGAACAAGCTACTTTTGCTCATGCCCGAGGCATTCGACCAAGGCGGCCCGACTACCGCCCAGCTGGTCGACTGGTACACCGGCAAGTTCGGTTTTACCTACCTTCAGCACACCCCCAAAGTCATTTTGATCAGACTGCCGCGCACCGCGGCGCAACAATGGGCGGCCGCAAATGGGCAATAAAACGAACACCTGGCAAGACAGCGACCTGCTAAAGCGTATCCGCACGTTCACCGATACGGCGATCAAGGCCGACAGCGGCAACCGCACGGCGGCCGTCGAAGATCTGCAATTCCTGTCGGGCGACCAGTGGCCGGAAGCGATCAAGCGCGCGCGCCAGCTCGAGGGCCGGCCCTGCCTGACCTTCAACCGCCTGCCGACCTACCTGCACCAGGTCACGAACGACCAGCGCCAGAACAAGGAAGGCATCAAGGTACACCCGGTCGGCGCCGGTGCCGACGTGAAGGGCGCCGAGATTTACCAGGGCATGATTCGCCGGATTGAGGACGTCAGCAACGCGGACACTGCCTACGACACCGCGGTGGGCAGCGCTGCCGCCATCGGCTTCGGCTTCTGGCGCCTGGTGACCGAGTACGAAAGCCCGACCAGCTTCAACCAGGTCATTCGCTACCAGCGCATGCGCGACGCCCTGAAGGTCTATTTCGACCCGGCCAGCGTCGAAGCCGACGGATCGGACGCGAAGCAATGCGTGATCGTGTACGACATGCCCAAGGCTGAGTTCGAACGCACCTACCCGGGCAAGTTGGCCGCATGCCAGAGTGGCCTGACGACGGTCGGTTCGCAGATCCAGCCGGGCTGGATGACCGACAGCATGGTGCGCGTGGTCGAGTACTACTTCTTCGAATACAAGGCCGCGACCCTGTACCTGCTGGGCGACGGCACAACCACCACCAAGGAACCGCCGGCCGGCGCCGTCGTGAAGAACAAGCGGGAAACCCAGATCCCGCAGCTGAAGCTGGTCAAGGCCTGCGCCGGTGCCGTGCTCGAGCAGACCGACATCATGTGCCGCTGGATTCCGGTCTTCCCTGTGTGGGGCGAAGAGATCGATATTCAGGGCAAGGTGCTGCGCAAGGGCATCATCCGCGACGCCAAAGACCCGGCCCAGATGTACAACTTCTGGATGACCAGCGCGACCGAAGAGGTCAGCTTGCGGCCCAAAACCCCGTTCATCGGTGCTGAAGGCCAGTTCGAAGGGCATGATAAGAAATGGGCGCAGGCGAACAGCAAGAGCTTCGCCTTCCTCGAGTACAAGCCGGTCACGATCGACGGCCAGCTGGCGCCGCCGCCACAGCGGTCCCCGATGGCCGACGTCCCCGCCGGCATGCTGCAGATGGCACTGCACGCGGCGGACAACATCAAGGCGGTCACCGGCCTGTTCGACTCGAGCCTGGGCGCGCGCGGCAATGCGACCAGCGGCGTGCAGGAAGCCCAGCAGCAGCGCCAGGGTGACGTGGCCAACTTCCACTTCATCGACAACCTGCGCCGCTCCATCCGCCATTGCGGCCGCTGCCTGGTCGACATGATCCCGCACTACTACGACGCGACCCGCGTGGTCGAGATCATGCGCGAGAACGGCGATGTGGAAGCCATGCCGATCAACCAGCCGGCGACCAACGAGGCCGGCCAGCCGATCGATAAGCACGGCCAGCCGGTGGTGGACCCGGCCACGCAGGTCCAGCACGTCCTGAACGACGTCAGCATGGGCAAATACGGCGTGACCTACGGCACCGGCCCGAGCTTCGCCACCGCGCGCGAAGAGGCGCAGGCGTCCATGGTCGAACTCGGCGGCAAGTGGCCGAAGGTGCTGGACGTGGCCGGCGACATCATGGTGGAGAACATGGACTGGCCTGGCGCCGACAAGATCGCGCGCCGCCTGAAGGCTTCGTTGCCGCCGCAGCTGACCGCGCAGGACGAAGGCGAGGACGGCAACCCAGTCGGCCAACCGCCGCTGCCGCCCGAGGTCGAGCAGGCCCTGCAGAACGCCGACCAGATGGTTCAGCAGCTGCAGCAGGAGCTGGCCGCCGAGAAGGCCGGCCACCAGGCCACGCTGGACAAGGCCCAGATCGACGCCGCCAGCCGCGAGCGCGTCGCCAGCATCCAGGCCGACGGCCGCCAGGAAGACGCGCGGATCCGCTCGCAGGGCCTGGCCGACGCCGAAGAGATCAAGGGCATGGTCGCGCTGCTGCTGCAGCACATGCAGGTACCCGCCCAGCTGGCCGCCGCCGCCAACCAGACCGAAGACACCCGCCCCGCTGCCAGCCGAGCAGCGGATCCGGCGCAAACCGCGGCCCTACCAGAGTGATTCTGGGTTCTAAATTCTTGGGATGATCCATGCAAACTGAAAACACCGCCTCGACCGACACCACGACCACCGCGCCCGCCGGGCCAGCGGCCATGAACCTGCCGACCACCACCACGCCGCCGGCCAGCGGCCAGGAAGGTGCGCCAGCAGGCCAGGGCCAGCCGAACACCGGCACCACTGAAGCACCCGCGAATGGCCAGAATGCCGACCAGGGCACGCAGCAGGGCCAGCAACAGCCGGCCGACGGCACCACGAACCCCGCCAACGCCGATGCCGAGCGCGACGAGCAAGGCCGGTTCAGGTCCAAGGTCCAAAAGCGCATTGATGAACTGACCTTTGCGCGCCACGCCGCCGAACGAGAGGCGGCACGGTGGCGCGCTATCGCGGAGGGAACCCAGAAGGGCAACCCCGCGCCCCAAGCTCATGAATTCGCCACGGACGAAGACTACGCAGCCGCGATGCAGCAGCACCGCATTGACGAAGCTGCGCGCAAGGTAGCCGCCAACCAGGCCAGCCAGGCCGCCGAGCAGTACCAGCAGGACGCCGCCAGCGCGGTCGACGCCACGTACGACCAACGAGCGCAGGAAGCGGCCCGCCGCATCCCCGACTTCGTGGACGTCGTAAGCAAGGCCAACATCCCGATCACGAACGACATGCTGGGCGCCCTGAAAGCCAGTGCGCACGGCCCCGACATCGTGTACGCCCTGGCCAAGAACCCCGCCGAGGCGCAGCGCATTTCAAGCCTGCCGCCCGCGCAGATGTTCATGGCGCTGGGGGCGATGGAAGCCACGGCCGCCGCAAAGGTAAGCAGCACCGCCGCGGCCCCCGCTGCTGCACCGGCATCTGCTGCACGCACCACAAACGCGCCCCCGCCTGTCAGCACTGCTGGCGCGGCAGCGGCACCGCCCAGCACCGACCCGGCGAACATGAATCAGGAGCAGTACGAGGCCTGGCGCCGCGAGCAGGGCGCGAAGTATTTCTAACCCCATCAATCACCACTTTTAGGACCACATCACCATGTCCAACGTACTTGCAACCACCAGTGTCGTCGCGAAGGAATCGCTGGCGATCCTCAAAAACATGCTGTCGTTCTCGGCCAACGTCAACCGCGATTGGGAAGACGAGTTCACCGGTAACATGCAACGCGGCTATGCCCCGGGCCAGACCATCAACATCAAGAAGCCGCCGCGCTATCAGTACCGCGCCGGCCGCGTCGCTTCTCCGCAGGCGACCGTGGAACCGACCGTCCCGCTGACCCTCTCGCAGGGTGGCTGTGACCTGTCGTTCACCAGCATCGAGCGCACCCTGTCGCTGACCAAGCTGGAAGAGAAGATCGCCGCCGCGATCGCGCCAGTGGCCAACGAGATCGACCGCCAGGGCCTGCAGCTGGCGCACTACTCGACCTTCAACTGCCTGAACCCCACCGGCGCAGTGCCGAACACGCAAGACCTGGCGGTGTCCGCCGCCACCGACATCGGCACCCGCCTGGACAACATGGCCGCCCCGCGCATCATGGGCCAGCGCACCCTGATCGCGTCGCCGAAGCTGAACGGCGCGATGGTCAAGGGCATGAGCGGCATGTTCAACAGCCAGCAGACCGTGACAAAGCAGAACAATAACGGCCTGCTGGTGCCGTCGTTCGGCCTGAAGTTCGGCATGGACCAGAACGTGGACACCCACACCAACGGCACGCAAAACGTCGCCGGCACCAACGTGAACGGCGCAGGCCAGACCGGCGCGCTGATAAACGTCGCGGCGCTAGGTGGCACCATCACCCGCGGCACCGTGATCACCTGGCCGGGCGTGTACGCCGTGAACCCGCAGTCGCGCCAGCTGACCGGCGACCTGGCGCAGTTCGTCGTGACCGCTGACCTGCCGGCCGGCGCCGTCCAGATCCCGATTTCCCCGGCGATCGTCACCAACGGCGCGTTCCAGAACGTGAGCGCATCGCCGACCGATGCCCAGCCGTTCCTGATCGTCGGCGCCGCGTCCACCACCTACCAGACCAACGTGGCGTATCACAAGGACGCCTTCACGCTGGCCATGGTGCCGATGTGGGCGCCGCCGGAAGGCAAGGGCGTGATCGGCGTGCACCAGGAATCCAGCGATGGCTTCGTGATCAAGGTCACCGAGTTCTATGACGGCACCAACGACGCGAGCGTGATGCGTCTGGACGTGCTGTTCGGCTGGGCCGCGACCTATCCGGAACTGTCCACGAAGTTCTACAGCTGATCACCGGCTGCAGCGACGTGATGGGGCCCCGCGCCCCATCAAAACCATTCACCCCAATCTGAAGGAATCCCGCAATGTCCGTTCTTCTGAACCGCGCATACGCTGGCCACCTGGCCGGCACCATCCAGACCTTTCCGGCCCAGCTGGAAGCCGCCCTGATCGCCCAAGGCATCGCCAGTGCGTCGACCAAGGCCAACGTCGCCGCCGGCAACATGACCGCCAACGTGCCCGCCGGCACTGCCGCGATTGCTGCCGGCGCTTCGTCGGTGGTCATCACCAGCGACAAGATCACCGCTTCCAGCAAAGTGTTCGCCAGCATCGCGCAGGCCGCCGCCGACGGCACCCTGACCCAAATCGTCCGCATCGTGCCGGCCGACGGTCAGGTGACCATCTACGGCAACGCCAACGCTACCGCGAAAACGCTGGTCGACTGGTCGATCATCCCGCAGCCGGGCATGACGCTGGGTTAAATCCCGCGCCTTCCTGATCCCCTCAACCAGGCCCGGCCCATCACCACGACGCGCCGGGCATTTTTGGAGCACTACGCCATGAAATTCCCGATGATCCTGACCCACCGCGCCAATCCGGACGCGCAGATCGTGGTGGCCAACGCCGAACAGCTGGCCGAAGCGCCGGCTGACTTCCTGCCGCCGGCTACCGCCAGCGCGCCCGCCGTTGTGACCGCCACCGCCGCGATCCCGGGCGTGAACCTGGACGTGGACACCCACGAGCAGGCCGAGCGCCGCAAGAGCCTGGACGAAGCCGTGGACGAGTTCACCGCCCACGTGCAGGCCGAGACCGCGAAGCTGGACGCTGCACGCGCGCAGCTCGATAAGGACCGCGCCGAATTCAACGTGGCCGCTGCTGCCCTGGACGAGCAACGGCAAGCCCTGGCACGCGAGCGCGCCGAGTTCGAAGCGCAGCGCGCGACCAGCACCAGCGCCGGAACTGGCGAAATCGCTGGCGACACCGGAGCTGCTTCGGCAGCTGCAGAGGGCGCGGCAACTGGCGACGCCGCTGCCACGCCGGCAGCACCCGCCAAGCGCACCCGCGCGGCCGCTGCGAAGGCCGACACTACCGGCACGGAAGGCGCGTAAGACATGAGCGCGGTTCTGGATCTCATCACCTCTGCACTGATCACCGTGAAGGCGCTGGCGGTCGGCGAAACGCCGGGCGCCGACATGACGACGGACGCCCTGGACAAGTTCAACGACGTGCTCGAGGCGCTGTCGATCCAGAACCTGGCCGTGTATTCAAACACCGCCACAGCTGTGCCGCTGGTCGCTGGCCAGGCGGCCTATGTACTCGGTCCGGCCGGCGTGGCGCCGCGCCCGCTGTCCATGGATGCGATCGACTCGGCCTTCATCACCTTCAACGGCGTCGATTTCCCGGTCGACGTGGTACCGCAGGACCAATACGACGGTCTGGCCGTCAAGTCGACCAGCGGTGTCCCGACCTGGGCCGCGCTGAACGGTGGGTACCCGACCGCGACGCTGAGCCTGTGGCCGGTGCCGTACCAGGCCGGCACGCTGACGCTGCGCCAGCTGCAGCCGTTCACGCGCGCCAGCGCCCTGACCGACACCTTCGACATGCCGCCGGGCTATCGCCGCCTGATTCGCCTGATGCTGGCCTGGGAGCTGCGCACCGATTACCCGGGCCTTGGTCCGCAAGAGCTGCAGAACCTGAAGGATGACGTGACCGGCGCGATCGCCAACGTCAAGCGCTCGAACATGGAACCGACCCTGATGCGCAGCGAAGTCGCTGACCTGGATTGCTCTGGCGGCGGATACGTGAACTGGCGCGACGGCGCCTAACCCGATCGATTATTCACAAGGACCGACCACATGAAAAACTTCCTGCGCCTGTCCGGCGGCCTCGATGTGACCCGCCTGCTGCTGGCCATCCAGCGCCGGCCCGAACTCTGGAAGGAAGACACGTACCTGCGCGACTATCCGCAAGGCCCGTTCAACCAGATCGAAAGCATCATGCTCCGCTTCCCGGTCAAGACCGTGCACGAAACCGAGGAAGAGCTGCAGCGCCACCTGTCGACCTACGACCAGCATGAAAACGTGGACTATCCGGCGTACAAGCTGCTGCCCGAGGCGCGGCCCCTGGTGATGGACCTGATGACCTACGTCGGCGGCGAACGCCTGGGCCGCGTGATGATCAACAAGATCGCCCCGGGCGGCGTGATCTACCCGCACCGGGACACAGCGGCCCATGCCGAGTACTACGACCGCTTCCACATCGTCCTGCAGAGCAAGCCAGGCGTGGTCTTCCGCGCCGGTGATGAGCAGGTCTACATGGCGCCCGGTGAAGTCTGGTGGTTCCAGAACGCCGAGGAACACGAAGTCATCAACAACAGCGCCGAAGACCGGATCCACATGGTCATCGACATCAGGACTTCGAAATGATCACCTGCCACGTCGAGTCTTTCGAAGAGCGCCTGGGCGAGCTGCAGGTGCTGCTGCCGCTGCATTACCGCGAGCTGGCCCTGAACCAGGACAAAGTCCCGCTGTCGCCGCGCTATGGCGATTACATCGACCGCGAGCGCGCGGGCGGCCTGCTGTTCGTCACCCTGCGCGACGCTGGCCAGCTGGTCGGCTACTTCATCGGCTTCATCGCCCCGGGCCTGCACTACAGCACCTGCCTGACCTGCACGATGGACATTTTCTACGTCCACCCCGACAAGCGCACCGGCAGCGCGGGCGTGCGCATGTTCCGCTTCGTAGAGACCGAATTGAAGCGCCGCGGCGTGCAGCGGTGGTTCATGGGTTCGAAGGTGAGGGCGGACGCCAGCGCCCTGTTCAAGCGTATCGGGGCCGAGCCGGTCGAGACCTATTACAGCAAGTGGATCGGAGGATAAACATATGGTTGCAGCAGCAGTAGTAGCGGGTTCGGTCGGCGGTGCGCTGATCAGCTCGAGCGCGGCTAAGAGCGCCGCCAACACGCAGGCCGCCGCCGCCGACAAAGCCGGCGACATGGCGTATCAGCAGTATCTGCAGACCCGGGAAGACCAGGCGCCCTGGCGCGCGGCTGGCACCACCGCGCTGTCGTCGCTGTCGGCGGGCCTGGCGCCGGGCGGCGACTTCACGAAGTCTTTCACCATGAACGACTTCCAGGCCGACCCGGGCTACCAGTTCCGCCTGGACCAGGGCAACAAGGCGATCACCAACGCGGCGGCCGCGCGCGGCGCAAGTTATTCGGGCGCCACCCTCAAGGCGCTGGACCGATTCAACAGCGACCAGGCCAGCCAGGAATACGGTGCGGCATACAGCCGCTACAACAACGACGTCACGACCCGTTTCAACCGGCTGGCCAGCCTCGCTGGTGTCGGTCAGACCGCGACGAACCAGACCCAAGCAGCCGGCCAGGCCTACACCGGCGCGGCCAGCGATGCGATCCAGAGCGCCGGCACTGCGCGCGCATCCGGATACGTCGGCACCGCCAACGCGGTGAACGGTGCAGTGGGCCAGATCGGCAATTACTACATGCTGAATTCGCTGCTGCCGAAGACCGCCGCGACCGCATCGGGCTATACGGCGCCGGATGTGTATTCCAGCGCCAGCGACGCCATTATCAACGCCTATTCTGGGAGGTAACCCATGCCGCAACCGCTTGTTGCACTCCAAACGACCAGCCCGCAGTTCGATGACCCGGTTAACCTGCAAGTCAAAGCCTATTCGCTGCGCAACCTGGCCAGCCAGGCGCAGGCGGCCGACCAGGCGCGCACCGATGACCAGGCCGCGCGCGCTGCCTTTGCGGCCAATCCCGATGATTCCAGCGCCCGCCTGTCGGCCCTGGCGGGCGTGTCGCCGGCCGCATACGCAGCCGAAGCGAAGCGCCAGGCGGATCTGGCCAAGACCGGCGCCGATACGCAGGCCAAGCAGCTCGAGACCGCGCACAAGAAAATCGACCTTGCCGGCCAGGCCTTCGGCTACGTGCGCCAGTTCCCGACCAAGGACAACGCGGTCAGCGCCGTGAACTGGCTGGGCCAGAACGGCGTGCTGTCGCCCGACCAGGTGAACGACCACCTGGCAAAGATCGACGCCGCCACCCCTGACCAGATTCAGGGACTGGCCACGCAGGCGTTCCAGTCAGCCGTGGCCGCGAAGGACCAGCTAAACAAGATCGAAACCAAGGATGCCGGCGGCCAGATCATCACGCAGGCGACCAATCCGATCACGAACCAGACCACCACACTGTCGACCCTGGCCAAGACCCAGAGCCCCGACAACATCGCCACGAACCAGCGCATTGCGGCTGAGGGCGAGGCGAACCGCAAGAATGCTCTGGCGGTGCAGGACAAGATCACCGAGCGCGTGGGCAGCGGCGACGACACCGAAGCGAACATCGACCCGAAGCGGATGGCCTTCATGGTCGACCAGGCCCTGAAGGGCGACACCACCGTGTACCAGAACCTGGGGCGCGGTAAACAGGGCGCCGCGAACCTGCTGGCGCTGCGCGGTGCGGTCGCCGATGAAGCCCAGAAGCGCGGCCTGACCGGCGCCGACCTGGCCGCCATCAATGCCGACTACCAGGGCCAGAAGGCCGGTCTTCGCTCAGCGTCCCAAATCAGTGCGAAGGTCGAGAACGCCGGCGCCGAGGCCGACCAGCTCGCGCCGCTGGCGATCGAGGCCGGCCGCCAGGTCGCGCGCTCTGGCTTCCTGCCGTTCGGCCGTGCGCAGGTGATGTTCAACAACCAGACCAACGACCCGGCCATGAACAAGTTCGCGACCGCGAACATCGGCCTGGCCACCGCCTACGCTGGCGCCATGGCACGCGGCGGCAAGGCTACCGTGACCGACAACGAGCACGCGCGCGAGCTGCTCAGCACCGCAAAAAGCCAGGAAGCGTACGAGGCGATCGTGTCGCAGATGCAGCAGGAAATCGCCGCCGCCAAGCGCGCGCCGAAGCAGGTGCGCGACAACCTGCGCAACGACATCAGCGGCAAGGGCCACGGCGCCGCGCCGGCCGCCTCGAGCGGCACGCCCTCCGACATCGCCGACCTGCTGAATAAATACGGCGGTGGCCAATGAGCGACCGCGAACAGCTTTACACCGCGCTGCGCAATGCCGACAAGGCCGGCGACACCGCAGCGGCGAAGCGGCTGGCCGAGTACATCAAGGCGCTGCCGGCGGAAGGCGACAGCAAGCAGGCGGCCGAGAAGTCGGCAGGCGATCAGGTGCCGGGCGGTGGCCAGGCCGGCAACCGCAACGTCGGCAAGCCCGAGACCAACACCGATACCATTCTGCAGCGCATCGCCGGCCTGGCTGAACCTGTCCTGACGATGGCCAGCAGCGCGGTCGCGGCGCCGGTCGGCGCACTCGCTGCCGTCAGCAAGACCATCAAGGATGGGAAGTACGGCCAGCAGGACCAGGCGGCGGAAGACTTCGGCGGCAAGGTGGCGCAATCCCTGACCTACCAGCCGCGCACGCAGACCGGCGCCAACCTGGCGCAGCTGGTCGGCCACGTCGCCGAGCGGTCGGGCGTGGCCGGCCTGGCGCTGCCCGAGCTGAACGCCGCAGCGAACGCCACCGGGAACGCTGCGCGCGCCGTGCGCGGTGCTGCCGAAGCCACCGCGGCCACGCAGAACGCCGCCGACGCGGCGATCGCTGCCGGCAAGGGCCCGAGCCTACGCGACCTGGTGCGCGCACCATCCCAGTTGTCCGGTGTTGGTGCCGCCGAAGCGTCGCAGGCTACCCAGCGCGCCGCGCGCGCCGCTGCGCTGCCGGCCCCGATCCAGCTGACGAAGGGCCAGCTGACGCGCGACCGCACGCAGGTCGCCTTCGAGCGCGAGACCGCAAAGCAGAAGGAAGGCGCACCGCTTGCCGCGCACTATGAGGACCAGAACGCCACCTTCGGCCAGAACCTGGACGCCTACGCCGACCAGACTGGCGCGCAGGCCAGCACCCCGCGATCTGTCGGGAAGTCGGTGGTGGCCGCCCTGGAAGCGAAGGATACGGCCAAAAAAGCAGAGATCCGCGACCTGTACCAGAAGGCGCGCGACAACGGTGAAATGCAGGCGCCGGTGGACGTTTCCGCCCTGGCCGACTGGATCCAGAAAAATAAGGGCAAGGATAAGCTGGCACCGATCATCAGCACCATCGAAAGCGAACTCAAGCAGAACGCCAAGGTGCAAGGCGGCGGTATGGACCCGCTGACCCTGACCCAGCGCCCGGCGCGCACGGTGATGACGCTGGACGCATCCGAAGACCTGCGCCAGGCGATCAACAAGCTGGCCGAGCCCGGCACGCCGAACGTCGTGTTCGGTAAGGAAGCCAAGGGCTTGATCGACGCTGCGCAGGAAGGCAAGGGCGGCGACCTGTTCAAGCAGGCCCGGCGCGCTTACGAGAACTACAGCAACGAGTTCACGAACCGCCACGTGGTCGACAAGCTGCTGAGCACGAAGCCGGGTACTAACGACCGCGCTGTGGCCTATGAGGACGTGCTTAAGCACTCGATCCTGAACGGCAGCACCGACGACGTAAGCCACTTGTTCCGCGTACTCGAGGCGCACCCGGCCGGGATGGATCCGGCAGTCGTGGAAGCCGGCCAGCAGGCCGCGAAAGACCTGCGCGGCGCCGTCATCAACCACATCAAGGACGAAATGCAGAAGAACCTGAATGTGGACAGCACCGGCACGCGCACCGGCTCGCCAGCCAAGATCGACGCCCTGGTGCGCGAGCTGGACAAGGACGGCAAGCTGGACGTGATCTTCGGGAAGAAGGGCGCCGAGCAGATCCGCGACCTGCGCGACGTGGCGATCGACATCTATACCAGCCCGAGCGGCACCGTGAATAGCTCGAACACCGCCAGTGCGCTGCTACGCAAGCTGGACGACGTGGCCGCCTACGCCAAGTCGGTTCCGGTTGCCGGCAAGGCGGCCAAGTACATGGCCGACCAGATCAAATCCGCGAACACGCGCCGCAAGGTACGCGACGCGATCAATCCGAACTTGAAAGACCTGGCAGGGAAGGGGGGCGACTGATGGCGCAAATTCCATTCGTCGGTGCATCCTACCGTGAGCGCTCGCGCAACCTGGACGCGCAGGCTTGCATCAACCTGTTCCCGGTGCTGGGCGAATCCGGCACCAGCAAGGGACCGGTCGCGCTGTACAGCACACCCGGCACGCGCCCATTCGTCACGCTGGCCGATGGTCCGGTGCGTGCCATGTACCCGCCAACCGACGGCGGCAGCCTGATCGTGGTCGCTGGGCCGCGAGTGTATCGCGTGAGCCCTGCCGGCGTCGCCACGATCGTAAGCGGCATTGATAGCGACAGTGGGCTGGTCAGCATCACCGACAACGGCACGCAGGCGGTTTTGGTCACCGGTCGCAGCGGCTATGTGCTGGACCTGATTACCAACGCGCTGACCAAGATCGTAGACGACGCCTTCTATGGGGCCGACTTCGTTGCCATTCTCGACACCTTCGCCATTTTCAACCGGCCTGACACCAACCAGTTCTACATTTCAGGGTCGAACGCTATCACCTTCGATGCGCTCGACTTTGCCAGCGCAGAAACCAACTTCGAACCGATCGTTCGACACATCGTAAGCCACGGCGAACTGGTGATTTTCAAGCAGACAGTCACCGAAATCTGGCGCGCATCGGGCGACCCTGACTTCCCGTTTGCGAAGGATGCCAACGCCGCGATCGAGCAGGGATGCAGCGCGCCCTGGTCGGTGGTCAGGATGGACAACAGCGTGTTCTGGCTGGGATCGAACACCGACGGCGGCGGCATGGTCTGGCGCCTGAACGGCTACACGCCCGCGCGCGTGTCGACCGATGCCATTGAATACGCGATCGCGAGCTATGGCGATGTTTCCGACGCCGTGGCCTACGCCTACCAGCAGGAGGGCCACACGTTTTACGTGCTGACGTTCCCGCGTGCTGGCGCAACCTGGTGCTATGACGTCGCCACGCAGATGTGGCACCAGCGCGCCTACCTCGACCCGGCCACCGGCATACTCGGCCGCCACCGATCGAACTGCCACTCCTTCTACGCCGGCATGCACCTGGTCGGCGACTACCAGACCGGCTCCCTGTACGTGCTGGATCTGGACTACCACTACGACGGCACCGACCCGATGCCATCGATTCGGGCGGCGGCCCATATCGCCGTCCCAGATTACCAGTGGATCATTCACCATTGCCTGCAGGTCGATCTGGAAGTGGGGGAGTCTGACCAGGACGGCCAGGGTAGCGCCCCTGTGGCGCTTCTGGATTGGTCGGATGATAGCGGCCGAACTTGGAGCAACAAGCATCCAGCCAGCATGGGCCTGACTGGCAACTACCAGAAGCGCGTGCGCTGGATGCGCCTGGGCCGAGCGCGCTCGCGTGTGTACCGCATCACCATCACCGACCCGGTGCGCCGCACGATCATCGGCGCCGCGCTAAATCCGGAGGGCTGACGCATGCCGTCGAAACTGAATCTGTTTCCGGCGCATGTGGCAATCGGCGCAGTCCAGCAGGACGGCAGCGTGCTGATGTCCCCCGAGTTTGCCCGCGCGCTGTCTAGCCTGATGGTGCGGGTCGGCGGTCCTAGCGCCTTGAGCCTGGATGAAATCACCGTTCTGTTCGGTAGCGAACCAACCGCCGCCGCTGCCGTTGGCGACCTGTCCAACGACGTCGCCCAGCTTGCGCAGCAGGTCGCCGGCAATCAGGAGTTCACTGCGCGCATGGCTCACCTCGAGCGGCGCGTGGAAGACTTGGCGCGGCTGGTGAATTCAACCGGCCCGACGCCGATCGATTGGGAGCACCCGGGCCGCCTGGGCGACAAGACGCCGAACAGCGCGCGCGTGACCACGCTGAACAAGATCACCTTCACCCAGCCGGCGACGGCCGCCACGTTCACCCTGTCCGATGGAAAGACCTTCACCGCCACCAATTCGATCGCCCTAGCCGGCGTCGACGGCAAGACCCTGACCCTATCGAACACGCTGGGCTTTTCCGGCACCGATGGCGCCTTCCTGAACATCGGCACGGGCGGCACGCTGGGAAGCGCTGCCTATGCGTCGTCGGGATCGTTTGCAGCGCGCACGAACACCGCCCTGGCGCCAGTGGCCACTGATGCCGCCAGCACGCAGGCCCTGGCCAACAGCATGCGCGCCGCGCTGCTGTCGGTCGGCATCGGTACGTAATCGCAGCACCCCGCCCCATCGGGCTTTCATCAAGAGGAAAGAAGAACTATGACCATCCAAAACTACATTCACGACGGCAGCACCCTGTCAGCAGCTGCGGCTGTTCAGGGCGTTGCCGTCCCTGCGCTGACGAAGCGAATTATCCGCGCTGCCCTGCTGTGCAACTCGAGCGCGGCGCCGATCGCCGCTTCGGTCTACCTGGTGCCGGCCGGCGGGAATCCAGACGCGACCAACATCATGATCAGCGCGCGCACGATTTCGCCGGGCGAATCGTACCCCTGCCCCGAACTGGTGAACCAGGGCGTGAACGCGGGCGGGTCGGTGCAGGCGCTGGGCGCCGGTCTGACCTTCAAGTACTCGGCCACCGACATCGCGTAAGGGGAACCACATGGCAAACACTACCACTATGATGCCGCTGCCGAAGCAGCAATTTCTTTCCGCCGTGGGCGTGCCGCTGGTCGGCGGCCAGGTCTACACCTACGCGGCCGGCACGACCAACAAAAAGGCCACCTTTACCGATGCTGCAGGCACGGTTCAGCAGCCCAACCCGATCTCGCTGAACGTGCGCGGTGAACCAGATAGCCCGATTTACTGGAGCGGCAGTTATCGCGTCGACGTGCGCGACGCGCAGGGCAATCTGGTCTATTCGGTCGACAACTTCAACACCGACCCGGCCGGCCTGTGGACCATTTTCACGACCCTGCTGACTGCCGCTGGTTCGTCCCTGGTCGGCTTCATCCAGGCCGGCGCGGGCGCCGTGAAGCGCCTGGCGCAGGACAAGCTGCGCGAGAGTGTCAGCGTGCTGGACTTCGGCGCCGTGGGCGACGGCGTGGCCGACGATACGGACGAGATCATCGCGGCCGCCGCGTATGCGCGCGTGTCGAACAAGGCGCTGCGCATCACCGCCGGCACCTATCTGGTTTCGAAGTCGCTGGACTTCAGCGGCCTGACCGTGTACGGCGACGGCACCGAAAAATCGGTGATCCAGGCGACCGGCGCGCAGTTCGACGTGATCACCACCACCGGCAAGACCTACCTGCGCGACTTCTCGGTGCAAGGTGGATGGGATGGTGCCACCGCTGGCCAGTCGGGGCACGCTGTCGCCGCGACCGCAGCCGCCGGCAGCTACCCGTTTAACGTCCACCTGGACAACCTACGTATCCTGAACGCCAAGAAAAACGGCGTCTATATCGAACGCGGAGGCTACAGCTCAATCAACCGCTGCAAGATCAATGCGTGCGGCCTGCACGCAATTGAGCTTTACGGCTCTGGACCGGGCAACTACTGCACCACAGTGCACATCGGCGGGATGACCACGGCCAGCGACTGCCCGTTCGGCTATGGCCTGATGATGACCAACGCGCAGAACATCAGCACGGCCGGCGTGATCTCGGAATATACCGCCGGCATCCATACGTCGGGCAGCGATAACAGGGCGATCGCCTTGCGCTCGTACTATCAGGAGAACACCCGGGGCAACCTGTTCTTCTCGACCGACGGCAGCGGCATCGGCCTGCTTGTTGAATCCTGCTTCGGCGGCGGCCACCTCATGCAGGAGCTGCCGACCTGGGAAAGCATTCGGCTCGATTGCAACAGTAACTTTACCGAATGTTCATCGACCGCCAACACCGGCCGCACGCAAACGGTTACCAGCAACGAAGTCACCCAAGCGGCAGGGTTCACTGGCAGTTTCACGATGTGCCAGATCACCGTAAAGCCGGGTTCCTGGCAGATTTTCGCCACCCTGCAGAGCAATACGGCATCCGCGCCCGGTGTCGGCAAGATGACCCGGCTGGCCTTCCAGGTTGGCACCGATAACACGGCGAGCGGCTACGCGATCGCGACCAACGGCAACTTCGTCCCCTGCGCTGACGTGATCGACTTCCAGACCGCAACCGACACGCCCGCGCGCCTTGGGTCGAACTACATCTACCAGAACAACACCGGCGCCCCGGTGACCCTTTACATGCGCGTCTACATGGCCAGCACCGTCGGGCTTTTCGCGACGAAGGGCCAGCTGCGCGCGGTGAAGCTGTAACGGCCGGCGATAACGACAACTAGGGATATCCAAAAAAATGATTGAGAAAACCCCACCGCCTACCGTCACCGACGAGCTGGCGACCCTTTTGCCGTGGGCCTGGGTCGCCGGCCTGTCGCTGCTGGGTGGCGTCGCATCCTTCCTGCAAAAGATGAAGACCGGGCATGTGCGCGCCTGGAACTTCACCGAGTTTGTCGGCGAGATCACCGCCGCCGGCCTGACTGGCATCATCACGGCGAACCTGTGCGACGCGGCCGCCACGTCGCCGGCAATGAAGTACGCCCTGGTCGGCATCGCGTCGCATATGGGTTCCCGCGCACTCTTCAAACTTGAGGCCCTGTTCACCGCGAAGTTCAACCTGCCGGTCGATCCCCTGGCCGCCGAACCGATGAAAGGGGAAGACCATGCCGCCTAGCGCCTTCCTTGCCCTGATGGTGCCGCATGCGCAGGCCTGCCAGCGTGCCACCGGGATCCCCGCTTCCTTCACCCTGGCGCAGGCGGCGCTGGAATCCAGCTGGGGCGCGCGCTGCCCCGGGAACAACCTGTTCGGCATCAAGGCGGATAAGGCCTGGAAGGGCCCGACCGTCGACGTGCCGACCCATGAAGTCGTGAAGGGCCAGCGCGTGGCCATCACCGACAAGTTCCGCGCATACGCCAGCTGGGCGGAATGCATGGTCGACCACGCCGCGTTCCTGAAGGCGAACCCGCGGTACCGGGATTGCTTCAGGCAGACCACCGGCGAAGGATGGGCGCGCGCGGTGGCGGCCGCCGGCTACGCGACCGACCCGAACTACGCCAGCCTGCTGATCAGCGTCATGCAGGGCCGGAAAATGGCGCAGTACGACGTTCCCGCGCAGGTGCCAGCATGACGGCCCCGCAGCGGCTGCTGGCCGCCTTGATCCTGGTGCTGGTCCTGCTGCTGGGCGCTGGCATCTGGATCCACCACTACGGCGCCGAGCAGCACGACGCCGGCTATGCCGCGGCGGTCGCCGCCGGCAACGCGCAACACGACCGCGACGCTGCGGCCGCCCGTAAAACCGAGTTGGACCTGCGCGCGCAGCTGCGGGCCAGGGATGCCGACGCCAAACGAAAGGAAGATGAATATGCAACGAATCTGCAAAATGCTCAGCGCCGTGTGCGTACTGGCGCTGACAGCCTGCGCTGCCCAGCCGCCGGCCCCGTACCAGGCCCCGCCGCGCCCGACGATCGACCCGCTGCCGGCGGACCTGACCCTGAAGCCGAGCGACCGCGCATTGTGCCAGAGGTTGCTTCTGATCTTCTCGGCGTCGCCGCAGACCTTGCAAGAGTCGTGCGGCAGTACGACCGCATCAACGAGCGATTCGAAGAATGCCTGGCCCTGAACGCGAAGTAGGCCGGGTGCTGGACCTGGCCGTGATCACGTCGCGCAGTTCCGAAGTCGTCGTGCGCGTGATCGACGGCCGCCCGGTAATCGTGCCGCCGCCTACCAGGCCGGCCACGCCGCAAAAGCCGACACAGTAGCGACGCGCGCGCGACGATCCCACCCTGAACGGCGCTCCGAGAACGGGCGCCGTTTTTTCATGGTGCGGCGCTCGAGCGGCCGGCGGTCTTTCCAGTCGTCGGCAGCAGAATCAACGACTTGCGCGCCCTGGTAAATCCTGAACCAGAGCGCTTCCCGAAAACTTCCCATCACGGCGCCCGATACAGGCGATCCATCCGGCCCGCGATTTCCAGTTCTATCCGGCGCCGGTCGACTTCCACCTTGGCGGCAAGCGCCGACCGTTCCAGCCCGGGCGCATCGGTGGCCAGCACATGCAGCACCTGCAGCGTCGCGTGCCACTGGTGAATGGCGCCGGTCATCCAGTGTACGCAATCGCACATCAGCTGTCGGCGCTCGAGCGGCGTGACCTTCGCCGCTTCCAGCGTGTCGAACCGGGCGTCGACTGCTTCACGTAGGCGCGCAAGGGCGACGTCGTACACCTGGACGAAGGGTAAGTGCTTCATGGTCGCGGGCTCCTATGGGTAGGGCAAGGCAGCGCGCAGGCGGTCGACCAGGTGGCTGATCAAGTCGGTGGCCGCTGCCGGGTCGATCGCGCCGTAGAGGGCGAGACCCAGCAGGGCAAGCAGGATAAGGTCGGTCAGGCGCATGAGCCCATGCTACCGGGCTCATGCATTCAGGGATTGCGGCGCCGCAGTTATTCCAGAATCTGCCAGTCTTCGGCCAGCGCATCCGACTGCGACGGCGCCCAGCCCATCAGAATCGCGCCCTGTGCCGTCTTCAGGATGAAATAGGGCAGGACCGTCGCCCCGCCGCCGTTCGCTTCCGCGTGCGCGCGGGCGTGCTCGTTCCAGAATTGCGACGCCGCCAGGTATTCGTTCCCCTTGCCCAGCGCGACCCACTGGCCGGCACCGTTCCAGCCGACGCGCGCCACCTTCGCGCCGCCCTTCATCGCTTCGACCGCCAGGCCGAAGTTCATGGCGTCGCACGGCCGATAGGCCTTGTCGAACGCTTCCTTGGGCGTCCAGGTGACATAGCCTTCGTGGGTCGGCAGGTTCGGCTTGCCGCCGTCCAGGTATTCGACCAGGTAGCCGGGTTCCTCGGCCTGTTCATCAGCCGGCAGGGTCCAGCCGCGGAAAGCATTGTAGGCGCCGCGCGTCATCGGTTCGGCGCGGATTAACTTGGTACCGATGAATCTGGCGACGGTCTGGGTCGGGATGGTGGTTGCTTGCATGGTCTTCCTTCAGGTGGTGCCCTTCGGATCGCGGGAGGGCGGCGCGTTTTTGTTGGTGCGGCGGTCACGTCCAGACCGCCGTTCCCGAAGCCATCGCCACTGGAAAAACCCGCGCCGATCCTGGCCGCGTGACTTCGGCTTCGGTTTCTGCATTACGGTGCCGGCAGCGGCAGCACGTCGGGCACTTCGCGCGCTTCAACGTCGATCACGACACCGTGCAGGGCTTCGTGCTGGTTGCGCAACAGGTCGAACTGGCGCTGGGCTTCGGCAGCGCGCCGGGCCTGTTCCTCTTGCTCGACCTGCAGCCGGGCTTCGGTCTCGGCCAGCGTCTGCGCGGCCAGGGCGGCGAAGTACCCGGCCATCATGGCGAGGTTCCCCGGCAGCGGCAGATGCCGCGTCCCTGGTTGCTGTTGCAGCTGCAGGACGGCGCGGCGCGCCAGAGTTCCAGCATCAGCCGAAACAGGAAAAACGGGTTCAGGTATGGGTGCATCATGCCGGGTCACCGTCTTTTTTCGGTACCGCATAGTCCTGATACAGCGCATCGCGCACCAGGCCCGGCGGGCTGAAGGCGACGATCTCGGCGGCGGCCCGGTTCTGGGCCTGCAGGTCGACGTGCTCCGTGCTGCCGTCACCGTGCACGCGGAACGCGCCGGTGCCGTGCACCACCGCGTCGGCGAAGGCCGCGTCGACGGCATCGGACGCCGCCGGCTGGCGCGCTTCCAGTTCCTGCCCCTGGTCGGCCAGTTCCTGCAGCCCTGCCTGCTTCGCTGCGCGGTCGATGCGTTCGATCTCGGCCAGAATCAGGGCGCCGGCCTTCACCAGTTCGCCGCGGCGGTCGCCTTCTTTCGGCACCTTCCAGTCAGCCGGCACAATGGCTTCGCCAAAGGTGTCGCCGTAGCCGGTCTCCGTCGCCGACCATTCCCGCGCAGCGGGCGGCATGGCGTAGAAAGCAGCGTAGGCTGCAATCTCGCCGCCCACGTGGTCATCGTCGTGTTCCGGCGCATAGCCTTCCTGTTCGACCTGGCGGCAACGCTCGGCGAGCACATCACGCGCGGCGTCGCTTGGCTGGGCCTTGTGCAGCGCTTCATACTTGGCATACAGGCGCGCCACATCGCGCAGCGGCACGGTGTCATAGTCCGGATGGATGCTGTCGCCTTCCTTCCAGTAGCCGAAGGATGCGGTGCCGATCGCCGCCATCTGCAGGCGGTACTGTTCAATGTCGTCCAGCTTTGCCGTGCCTTCCACATACACGTTCACGCGCTCATATTCGGCCGGCTGGCCGGGCCAGGTGGCGCCGTACTGGCCGACCACGCCCGCGTTCGGCCCGGTTAGCAGCAGGGTCCAGCGTTCACCCCAGCGCAGCGGCAGCTTCGGCTTCGGGAGGTTGTCATCTGCGCGGCGGTCGCGGCGCTCGTTCTGGTTTTCGGTATTCACTTTGCGGTTCTCCGTTGTTTGAGGGCTGATTCGGCGGCATCCCATGCCAGCCGCACGCGCTCGTCCAGGGTAGTTATCGGCTTTTCGCCGCGGGTCCATCCTTGAGCGTCGATGCAGGCCGGCAGCGCCGCCAGGAAGGCGCGGTCCAGAAAGGCCTGGCGCTCGGCCTGCATTCGTTCTGCGAGGCGGTCGCGCTGCACGCGCTTCCGGCCAGCGGCATAGCCGCGCGCATAGACCCGTTTTTCTTCTGTCGTCGCCATCCTGATCCCCTTCAGCAAGCGCGCCAGCGCTGGGCCGGCGCGCGTGATTATGGCCGAGTTAGGCCGCGGCCTGCGCGTGGTGCGCCTTGATACCGTAATAGACCGCTTTGGCGGCGCGGACGTCGACCATCGCATCGTGGGCGCCTTCCAGCTCCTTCCCGGTGAAGTGCTTGTAGGCTTCGGCCAGGTTCGGCGACTTCGCGTGATTGCGGCGCGCCTTGATCATCTTCTCGGTCGGAGGCAGGTTCAGGATCTTGGTGCTGTTCGCCTGGGTGCAGAAGGCCGGCGCGGTCTTCCAGTAGTCGGCGAACGGCACCGGCGGCGTGCCGATGGTCTGCATGCTGTAGAAGCCGTGGCGCATCAGCTCGATGCGCACCATGCGCATGTCGAACGACTCGTTGTGACCGGCGCGCAGGTCGGCTTCCGTCCACATGTCGATGAAGTGGGTCAGCACGGTGTCGGCGGCGACGCCTTCGGCCATGGCGCGCTCCATCGTGATCCCGGTCATTTCCTGCAGCTCGATCGGGATGGTCCAGCCGTCGGGCAGCACGATCATGTTCATCTGCTGCAGCTCTTCGCCGGTCTCTTCGTTGCACAGCAGCGCGGCCAGCTGGGTGACGTGGGGCTGTTCGGGATGCTCACTCGGCAGGTTCCAGAGGGGCAGGCCGTTTGTCTCGTTATCGTAGAAAAGAATGGTTTTCATGGCTTATTTCCTTGGTTGTCGGTGCAAATTTGGATGACCTGCTTGCATTGCTCGATGTTGAACCAGCCGATATGGCACTGGTTCACGTCCTGAATTCCCATCTTCCCCGCCAGCCAGGCATAGACGGCGGTGCGGTCCATGCCTTGCTCTTCCCACATCGGCATCAGCAGGCCCTTCGCCTTCTTCCGGTAGTCGCGCGTTTCCTTGTTGGCCAACGTCCCCAGCGGAATGTCGGTCTTCGGGTGCAGGCCTACGTAGCTGTCGCACGCCGCATCCTGGCAGCGGTACAGGAAGGGCCACTGGCCGTATTCCTTGCGATACACCACGCTGTTACTCTGCATGGCCACCGGGCCGCCGCAATTCGGGCAGATCGTCGGGATCGGCAACGGGTTCAACACCCGCGCCACCGCTGCCTTATAGACTTTGAATTTCCTCATGCTGCCGCCTGCTGCGCGGTGCCGTCGACGGTGGTGCTGGCGGTGATGCCGCCGTTCTCGACCCAGAAGGCGGTGATGGTGTCGGCCAGGCCGGTCGGCATCGCCTTGAACGTGCCGAACAGCAGGGCGGTGTCGATCACGCCATCGAAGGCCAGCACGTCCATCCAGTCCAGCAGCTGCGCGCGGCCCGGCAGGTCCAGCACGTCGACACGATCGAGCATCACCACCTTCAGGCCCGACAGCTCGGCGACCACCTGGGCCACCATGGCATCGACGCGCCATTGTTCGGACTCGGACAGCAGCTGATACGGGCGCCCGTTCGCGGTGATCGCCATGTCCGGTTCGATCTTCGCCGTCATCCACTCGGTATCCACCGCAGCCTGCGCCAGCGCGGTATTCACCGGCGCCAGGGCTTCCAGCAGCATTTCGTTCGGGATGCCCTGCGGCGCCAGCGCATCGGCCACCTTCGTCCATTCCTCGACGTCGACGTGGTGCCCTGCGGCGCCCTTGGTCTTCTTCTCGGCATCGGCGCGCTTCTGCTGGGCGGCCGCAATGTCCAGGCGCTTGTTCTCGGCGGCCTGGCGGTCGGCCTTCGAACTGGCCAGCAGCCCTTCCACTTCAGCGATCTCGGCGCTGGCGTCCAGAACCTCGGCAGCGGGCGCCAGGGCGTCGAATTGGCCCTTGGCCTGGGTGGCAGCGTCCAGGTCGCGCTGCAGGTTCTTCACGCGGTTCTGCAGCACC